ACTGCGATCAGGCACCCATGTACAGCGGATGACGTGATAGGCAACCCCCTCGGGAGGTGGCTCGCAGTACCAGTCCTGGCGGTACCTGCCGTAGGTATCGTCCTTCTGCTCGCTCAGGATGGGCGCGGGCTCACCGGCCATGGTCACTCTCCCTGCCGGACGGGCGCCACCGGCGGCGGCAGCGGCGTCACCAGCGCGTCGATCATTTCCTTCTGCTCCGGGGTCAGCGGCGAGCGGTCCACGATCTCCCGGCCCTCATCCTGGGTGATGATCCGCGATCCCACCGCCATGTGCAGGCCGGTCCACAACGTCTGGAAGTCCACACGGAGCAAGCTGTCGAGGTCGAACTTCACGTACTGGCCATCAGGCAGGCACTGGCCGAGCCACATCTCCCACTTCTTGATCCACCGGAACATGGTGTAGGTCAGGAAGCTGAGCGCCCTCTGCTCAACATTGGCGTATGTGATCGCCGAGCCCTCCGACGCGCAGCCCACCATCTCCGGCGCTACCCGCATGTACCGGCACACCTTGGAGTCGGACAGCTTCTGCGTGTCAAGGAACATGCTCTCGTCAGGGTCGATCTGGATTTTCTCGTACTTCCAGCCGCCCCCCATCACCACCGGCTCACGACTGCCGCGCAGCGCCTCCATGAACCGCTGCTTCAGCGTCTTCGCGTCGTCCTGGCTGACCATGCCGAGCTTGTCGTTAGTCAGCACGCCCGACGGGTGACCGCCGTCCTCGAAATACATCGTCCCGAACCGCTCCGCCGACAGCCCCAGCCGCGTCGCGTGTACCCCGTACGCCACCGGCGACATCCCCAGCGGTGAACCGGGAAACCGGAACATCGGCCTGGACCACAGCTTCGCCGGGGGCACCACCTGGTTGCGGAACTTGTACTCATACGTCCCGTCACTAAGCCGCTGAACGTGGACGACGCCCGGATTCTCCAGCTCCACCTGAGTGGGCAGCTGCATCTTGTCCCGCGCGGCAACCTGGCCGAACTGGTTGCCCTTCAGGCAGTTGCTCATGGTGCCCATGTACAGGAAGTCGTAGATGTCGGCATCCGAGCCCGGCTGCTGCAAGATCAGCGGCTGATTCGGAACCCTCGTCGCCTGCCCGGCGCCGTAACCAGGGCCCTCGTACGCCCACGGGGTCAGCATCGCCATCGTGCTCGCGATCAGGTCAGCACACGCCCACCACGCGCTGTGCTTGAGAGCACCCTCCGGGTCGCCCTCCGACTGATTCTGGACCGCCTCGGTGTACGCGCCAATCGGCGGGGACAGGAACGTCAGCGCGCGGCGCTCGAAACGGTCAGAGAACGAGTACGACGACGACCCCGGGACGACCTCGCCGGGCACGACGCGCGGCCGGGCGAAGACGGCCATCAGCGCGCCCGGTTCGCGAAGGGCGACGGACGGTTCAGGTTCGCCACCATGATCGCGATCTGCCGCGAGAGGTGCACGGCCACGGCCGTCAAGGCGTCGTCCAGATCCCGTGCGGCCTCTTCGCTGATCTCGGCCACTAGATCCGCCTGTCCAGCACCAGCGCGAACACGCCGCCGACAACGATACCCACCCACGGCGCCAGGCCGTGACCGAAGACGTGACCGGCGAACTCCCCCGCGCCGAGCGAGACCATCGCCGCGCCTGCCAGGCCGGGAACAGAGGGAAGCGCCAGCAGAACGCGGCCCGTCACCCAGCCGGCAGCAGCGGCCAGCACACCCGCGGCACCCTCCGGCCTCAGGTGACGCCGGAACCGCGCCGGAACCGGGACAGCGACCACGCGACCTCCTGTCATCACCTGCACCGATAATGCCACACGTTGTGATCTGCACATAGGATCACCAGATCGTCTGCAGCGGGTCGATTTCCTCCGTCAGCCGCGCCAGCGCGTCAACACCCATGCACAGCGTGACCGCCGCGTCGATATGGATCCGGCTGCGGCCCTTGCTGAGAGTGAAACCACGCTCCTGCTCACGCTTCACCGCCGCGTTCACCTGCCGCGCCTCGTCCGGGTCACCGGAGTGCACGATCTGCTGGCGGACGATCAGGTCGAATGCCAGCCCGCACGCCGGGGTCATGTTCGTGGGGCTCTGGTCGAACTCGATCACCAGGAAGCCCTCCTCCTCGAGCATCCGCGCGGGCAGCTCGAAGAACCTCGGGTCGTACACGAGCCCCCGGAACCGCGGGCCCAGCGCCGTCGCGGTGCTCTTGATGTAATCCCACACCTCAAGGTGGTCGATCTTCCCGTCCCCCGGGTACCAGGTGCGGTTCACCGTGGCCACGCGGCCGTCATCCAGCTGGGCGAGCTCGCGCACCGAGACGCTGTCGCGCTTCAGCGCCATGTCGATCGCCAGGACGGTCGGCTCATGGCCGAGGATCTCCCACGTGCCCTTGCACTTCGCCCACGCGCCCGGGTGATCCCTCAGCCACGAATCCTGCGACACCGGCACCCAGGCGTTCGCGTAGTAGCGGATCCACTCATGCGAGGCCACCTCCGGCTTGTCGTACTCGCGGACCCGCTTCTCCACGTCCCACAGCACTCCGGCAGCGTCGGACGCGTCCTGCACGGCGGTGCGCCGGTCCTGCGGCCTGTTGTAGTCCAGGCCCTCGCGCGCCTCCTGCCAGTCGAACAGCAGCCGCGGCGCCACCGACGGGTCATGCTCGGCCCGCTTGCCCTGCAGGTACATCGCGCCGAGCAGGGAATGCTCAACATCGAACCCGGCCGTCGAGATGTTCAGGATCCGGCCCGGCCCGCGGGCAACCTCCCGGTAATCCACGATCTTTCCGTCCTCGCGCACCGGAATCCGGCAGATCATCCGCCGTTTGCTCGTCGACTTCCCGATCACCATGTGCACGCGGGCCTTTGTCGAGCCGATATCGCCCCACTCGTGGACCTCATCGCACATGAACGTCGATGGCAGGCCGCCCTCGTTCGTCCCCGCGACGGCGGCCACGCGCCTCATGATGCCCGGCCGGCCGTCGGCGTACCGGATCTCCGTGTCGTACACCTCGGCGTAGCCGCACAGCGGCGCCTCCTTCACCGCCTGATCCCGGCCGCCGAGCATCGTCCCCGCGATCGAGAACAGCAGGTCCGCCTGCTCGAAACTGGCCGCGGCATTCACGATGTTCGGCGACACCGGCACGATCTCAGGCGGCCCGAACATCTCCAGGCATTCCAGGCCCGCGAAGAACGTTGTCTTCCCGCCACCCGTCGCCTCGCCCTTCAGCGCCGTGTCGTAATGCCAGTACCCGCAGGCAGGACAGAACTCATACCAGCGCATCACGAACCGCTTCTGTCGCCTGCGCAGCCGCAGCGGCTTGCCGAACCAGTCGCCCTCCGCACAGATCAGCAGCGACTCCATCCACCGGATGCCCTTACGGCCCTCCGACGGCCACAGGTCACCCGGTGCCGGGCGCCAGCCGCAGTCAACGCAGAGGTCAAAGGCGCGCGTCTGGCTCGTCGTTATCATCTCCTGCCAGTCGAGCGTTCAAGTCGGCTAGCGACTGGCGCGCCGTGGCGATCGTGAATCCGAGCTTCTCCCGGTTCAGCGCGCCGAACCCTAGCTGCGCCTCGCACTTCTCAGCCGTGGTGATCGACCGGGCCGCCGTCCCGTACGACGGATGCTCGGTCACCTGCGTGTTGCCGCCGATCACCACCGGCTTGCGGTCGGCCCGCCGCAGGCATCGCATCGCCCGGTCCACCGCGTCAATCCAGCGCAGCAGGATCGGCCGGTCGGCAGCCGTCCACGCCTGCGAGATCGGATCCGCCCACGCGCCGTCCCACGCCGCGCGGGATTCGGCGAGCCACGCCGGGCGTCTGGACGGCAACTCAAACCGCTCAAGCTTGCCAGCGCCTGAGACCACTAGCTCGGCACGCCTGCCGTTGCGTGAATCGACGGCCTGACCAGCAGGTTTTCTTGTCCGGGGCACGGTCACCGTCCGTAGTTGTTGATCATGACCCTTGGGTGGTCAGTGGTACCAGCGAAAAAAGGTGCCGGGAGCGCGGGTCCTCAGGCC